CACCTAAACGACAAGTATAAAATAGACGGCAAGATATTAATAACCTGTAACCCAAAAAAGAATTGGCTTTACAAGCATTTTTACAAACCTTTTAAAAACGGAGAACTTGCAGAAGATAGAGCCTTTATTCAGTCACTAATTACAGACAATACATTTCGACAGAAAGGTTCGCTGGAGATGCTGGAATCTATCGAAAACGAGGCGTTGAAACAGCGCTTGCGGTATGGAAACTGGGAATATGACGAAGAACCCGACCAGCTAATTAAATACATTTGGATAGAGCGGAACAACAGGAGAATAAGGGGGAAAAGCTATCTTGGCGTGGATGTGGCAAGGTATGGAAATGACTTATCTGTAATAGCAAAGCTAAGTGGAAATTACTTAGAATATATAAGAAGCTTTAAGCATTTAGACAGCACGGAAATGGCGGAGCAGGTGAAGAACGTAATATTGGAAGACAGAACCGATTCCGAGAACGTTGGGATTGATACTGTAGGTTTAGGCGGTGGCGTTTATGATATACTTAGAAAGGACGGTATTGTTTGTTATGAAGTGCAATCTGGGGAGTCACCTCAACAGGAATATAAAGGCTATAAATTCAAAAATCTAAGAGCGCTAATGTGGTGGGTGGCAAGGGATCTGATAAAGAGCGGAGAGCTTGACCTTACTGGAGCGCCTGACCAGCTTTTGGAAGATTTAACAGCGCCACGATATAGCATAAAAGATGACAAATACATAACTGTAGAAAAGAAGAAAGATATAAAGCGCCGTATTGGTCGGTCAACAGACTTCGGAGATGCTTTTGTGTATGTAGTCTGGATGCGATATATGCGAGAAAATACAGCGCCAATCAGTTATACATTCGGTAATAGGCGGACTTGGTCTTAATCACCTTTACTCTTTAGAAATTCCTCTTCTGATTTGTGTTTAGTAACAGGTGCAGACTTTTCAACCTTATCAATATCAAACTCTTTGCATTTAGAATCTAACCACTTATCCAGTGCCTTATTTGGTGTAACATTAAAGCCGTCGGCAGGTTTGAAGTCTTCGCCTAATTGTTTAATCAATTCACTGCCTGAACGGCTAACGGTTAAGCCTTCCTCTTTTATTGTGTTAATATCTAAGCTTAGCACGGTGCTATGACAATTGAAATGGTTTGGCGGAAAATAGGAATCCCAAAACGGATCGGACTTCTTCAAAACAACTCCCGACAATTCCCGGCACAATTCAGTCTGTGGGTCACTGTTGAAATATTGCCAATATTCGTTAGGAGTAGTTTTCAGGATTTCATACTGCCCAGCTGAAAACGCAGTCTGTAAGTTTGTAGTCACAACAGTTTGCAAATGTGAAGGGGAAAGGGGTGAATCACCGTTGCTAACTGCGAAAGCTTGAATTGCTTCTTTTAGTTCTACTGGATTAACTGTTTCGGAAAGTTGCGTTGTTATGTATTGCTTTATATTAGACAGAGTGTTAATGTTGTTAATTCGGGAGATAGTGAAAGCGCTTCCTGCATAAGTTTCTAACTCTTCATAAAAGCTTGCAGCGTCAATAATCCCTAAGTTATTAAAATATGCAAAAGCTTCATCGTAAGGCATATTCAAATCAAATTCAACAGGTGCAGTATTACTGTAAGGAGTAGAAAGAGAATTAGTCGCTTTATCTGTTGCAATCATTCCGTAAAGTTTACTGTAAAATAGTATTTTAGTAAGCAGATATTGATAATCAACCAAATCAGGCAAATCATCGGCGGTAAGTTCTCTTGGGTCTTTCTCATTAAATAGATTATACAAAGGTTCAAAAACAGTCGCATTGTCCTTTACTGCTTTGTCAATAGCTTTCTGGATTGCCTTCTGCTTTAAAAGAACCTGTTCTTGTGATTCGGAGATGCGGTTTGTAATTTTAAAGTTTTTTTTTTATACTCTTGTTCTAAGGAGTTAAAAAGCGGTAAGTTTTCCTGTTGCTTTATAATGTCAAAGTCGGTTTCTCTTAGATTATACCTTTCTAAGAAATAATCTTTAGTAAATCTTACGCCGATATTGTTAAGCTTAGAGTCTATTTCTAAAAGCTTAGTAATGTTAGCAGGTAGTTCAAGCTCAAAAACAGGATATTCTTCAACGTCAAAATTAAAGTCAACGAGGGGTTTTATTAACTGTTCATTAACGGCGTCAGCGATTAAGTCTAAAGAATCTTGAGCGATATCTTCTCTAACTCCGTTAAGAATATCTAAAGAAGCATAAGAAGAAGAATGCCCATCTTCGGAAGTGCCTGATTGACCTGATATAGCTTTAGATATTTCAGCATTACAAGTGTCGATAATCTTTAAGAAAGGGGCAGGGTCATTGCTATTTGGTTGGATTACGTCAATTTTAGACAAACCTCTGAGAACGCCGACCGAGTTCGAGCCTAACATCATTAAAGCTTCTAAAACGTCATCACGTTCTTTGTTGCTTGCGTTTTGTCCTAATAATCCCAACAGCATTGGAACGCCAAAGAGTTCATTAAACCGTGTCCAATCCTTCTGCAGTGCGTAGTATTTAATAACAATATAGATTGCTATAATTTCAGTTACAGAAACGACCTTGTCCTCAAATCTTGTCGGTGCGTAAGTAATAACTGTTTTGTTTTCAGGTATTTCTGAGGCAATATCATTGTCATAGTCATAAATCAGGAGGTGCAATTCTTCTTTATCATAGTCTTGTAGCCGTTTATTAAATTCAAAAGCACGTGGGGGGAGCGCTTTCAACTCTTTAATCCAATACTTGTTCTGTCTGAACTCCCACATTATCTCTGTAACAGAAAAACGTGTGAAAACAGCATTAAGCATATGTTTTAAAATGGTCTTGCTTAGAACCTTTTCAAGATTGCTTTTCACAAAGTCGCATATCTCAACATCTTTCGGGTCTTGGCTGGCTGGGGTAAAGTTAAAAGAAGCCTTGCGGATAACAGATAATCTGTCTGCTATTTGCCCAGCGAAATGAGCGTCTGCACAGATAAGAGTTTCAATCATATCTTGTAGTTCAACATTAAAGCCACCCTCAATAGTGGATCGGATTATTCCTGGGTTAATATCAACAACTGGGGAGACGCCGTCTCGGCTCGGAATAGCTAAAGAGCTTTTAGAAGTTATGTTTGTCATTTTACTTTCCTATTTTATTAATTATAAGGTCAAAAATTAGATTATTAAGATATTCTCTGTCAGAATTTTGAATAAGGAAGAATTCACGCTTTGCTATTTCAAGGTTCATCTTGCGAGCGTGGGATTTAACAGTTGTGATACCGTGCTTAGTCCTTCGGGTGTGTTTCCTAACGGTTACATTCTTATCAATGTGTCCGCCGAAGTTGTGAATAGCAGCGTAAACCACAGGCGTGCCGATTATTATCCCTGTTCCTGTAGCTTTAGCAAATATGGAGTTCTGCAAAATATGCTTGTCTAAAAGCGTTTTCCTGCCTGTTTGTTTAGCACGCAGAGATGGTTTCCACTTAACAGGTCGTCCGCCTTGTTCAAAATTTAAGTAGATTGAGCGCTCCATTCTTTGCGCAAATTTCGGGTAGATTGTTTGCTTTAATATAGCGTCAACGTCCATTACCAGCCTCTTTTTGGTTCGGAATATAAAACAATATCGTCTGCTGATTCATCTGGTGTTATGTCAAGGGATGTAACTCCGGACGCTAAACTCTTCAACATATCGCTTACCCATTTATAGCGGTCTGTTACATTTTCCGAAAAGATATTGCGCTTTTTGTAAAGGTTAACAATAGCAAGTTCCGCAGAAATTTTGGTAATAAGAGGTGGGACAGGGTTAAGCGGTGTGGGATATAACGGAGCAAGGAAAGAGTCAATCTCAACATCAGCGTCAGCAATGCAAGTGTTTATAATTGCAAGCGCTCCAGCGTCTAAGTTTTCAGTTTCAGAAGCTAGGTCGATAAGTTCAGATTCGCTTAATCTTTCAATCAGGTCATTCACGATTGAATACATTTATTATCCTCCTATATAGTGTATAGTTTATAACTACATAAGGCAGAAGGTAAAAATAAAGTGAATTAGAAGTGTCGCAGATGCGCTATTTGAGATAATTAAACTTGAGAAGTAAAAGAAGTATAGCATAAGTAAACACATCAAAGGAGTTAACGAAATGAATCTAAGTGACATAAGAAACAGTCTTGTTTCTAAACTGGAAGAATTAAAGCCGAGTGTATTTAAAACGGTCGAGTCATACGCAGGGCAACTGTCGGACGCAGATGAGTTTATTAAGAAAATGCCTGCCGTTTTTGTTCAGCTTGAAGGGGCGGACTACTCCCAATACTCAAGGAATACTTACGAGGTAAGCATAACATATCAGATTTGGATATTCACAAACGTAAAGCGGAATATGGATAGGAAGATCTTATCAGTTGAAAATATGATTGAAACAGTTACAGACAAAATTAGGGAAATAGACAACGTAATTTTGCAAAGTGTAAGAGAGGCGTATGTTGACAAAGATATAATCGCCTATGAGGTGACAATTGACTATGAACCTGAGGAGGTAGTATGATAAAGAACAAAAAGAAATGGTATAATATGGACGCTGCAACAGGTGACATTTATATTTATGACGCTATAGATCCTTACATTTATTCATCTAAGGATTTTATTGAAGATTTAAAAAAGATAAAAAGCGATACACTAACACTACACATAAACAGCCCGGGCGGTTCTGTTTTCGAGGGTTTGGCAATCTACAACACAATAAAAAAGGCAGAAAAAAACGTTACAGTAGAAATTGAGGGATTGTGTGCGTCAATAGCTTCAATAATAGCTTGCAGTGGTGACAAAGTGAAAATGCACGCACAATCTCTGATGATGATACATAAGCCCGAAGTTGCAACAGCTGGGAATTCTAACACATTACAGGAAGACATAGACATTTTAAACAAGATGGAAGATAAGTTGATAGATGTTTATGTATTGCGAACAGGGAAACCAGCCGAAGAGATAAAGCAATTAATGGATAAAGTGACTTGGTTTACAGCAGAAGAGGCGTTAGCGTTTAATCTAATAGATGAGATAATAGAAGGCAAAGAAATGAAGATGACGGCAATGGCTAACATCAAAACTATCAAAAACAGCGCAGAATTGATGGAGAAGTGGCAAGAGTTCAATAATAAAACAGAAGGAGACGAAGCAATGGAAGAAATTCTAACACTCTTAGGAGTAGAAACAGAGGAAGAAGCAATCGCAAAAATAGCGGAGCTTCTCGGAAAGGAAGAAACAGAGGAAAACAAGGAAGAGGAGCTTACAAATTTAAAGAACAGCTTAAACAAGTATAAAGTGCAAGTTGACATTGCAAACGGTAAGATTTTACCTGCAGAAGAAGCTTTTGCAATCAAGCTGTTGAATAAAGATGAAAGCTTGTATTCCGATTTTGTAAAAGCAGAAAGAATTACAGCTCCGACAAGCGAGCTTAAATTACCTGTTAATAGAGTAGCAATAAGTGAAATCAAAAGTTTCTTACAGCTACTTGAAGATACGGAATTAGCCGAGCAGGTAAGAAAAGGAAATCCGGATTTATACAACGCATTGTATGACAATTATGTAAATAAAGGAGTGTAAAATGTTTAATCCACAAATTTGGAGCGCAGAAACACAGCGCCTGATGAATGAAGAGCTAAAAATCAAAAAAAGAATAGTTAGCACAGTGGTTGATTATACCGCTTTGGCAAAAGGGAAAAAAGCGGATGCTTATAACGGACCGTCATTGGGTGACGTGACAGTTTATGATATGCCGATTAGTTCCGGTAATTTCCAAGCGTTAGCAGAAAATGATTACAACCTACCCTTTGATATAAAGAAGGGTGTTCCGGTTATGATTTCCGATATTGACGATGCAATGAGCGTATTGGCAACAAGAAAAGTCTATACCAGCAAGGCAAAGGACGGGCTTTTGGATGGTTACGATACAACCATAATTGAGAAGATTATCACCGGTGTTAATAGTTCACAGAAAATCACAAAAGCAGACACATCCGGCAACAAAATATCAGAAGCGGATTTCAAAGCAGCACGAAAGCTTTTAAATAAAGCAGGCGCACCGTTGAAAGAACGATATGCAGTTGTTAATGTTGATGATGAATCCGAACTTACCTCAATTCCGAATTTTGTAAGCCGAGACAAAA